ATCGGTATTTCGTATTCAGTATTTTTACAAATCTTGTTGATAGTTTTATCAGATATACCACAACGTAAATCTTTGCCAATCACATTGATACAGAAATCATTCCATGTTGGGCTATTAAATCTTACGCTCATAGCTTCAATAGCATCATGTGCAGCATTACCTGTTAAAGTACGTAAAGCTAATTCTATTAACAATGAGCTAAAGTCTTGCCATGGGTTTTCAGCATTGATAATACCAACAGTTGGTTCTACAGCTTTTACACCAAAAGTGGTAAATGGATCATAAGCAAAGTATACAAATTTAAGAAAGTGTTTACAATTTTCATCACCTAGCGTAGCTAAATTTAAAACTTCTTGTATAACTGATTCTTTATGTAACCGACTATTACTCTCGTTCAGCTTATAGATCCATGATTCAAGCATAATTACACCTTAGTTTTGTGGTTGTTGATAGCTTCCCATAACATGTTTTCCACTAGTTGGTTTAGCGTTATGTCACGCTCATGGGCTAAACTCATTAGATTATACATTTCTTCTTTATCTAATTCAAGTGGTACTTGCACTTTGGTATTGTATGGTTGTTTATTTACAATAGCAGTAAGTTTTTCAATAAAGTCCTCATCAGTTTCTAACGTAACATAATTAACTTCATCATAAGCATTATTCTCAACTACATTTTTATCTTTACATTCTTGACGATATGCTTCAACGTAATCAGGATTGATCAAACGATATGACCGTCTTTTTGCGTAATCATGTACAGTGGCGTAATATACCTCTTGTGTTTGTGTGTCAAAAGTAATATCAGCACTTACTCCATCATGATCATTATCCCAATATGATAGGGTAAATGGGTTGTCACCAAAACATTTCCAAAGGTATTCTGTACCCTCAGATATTCTGTAATTAATTGCTTTCATGTAATCTTCAAGGTTTATCACTTTCTTTTCCTTCTACTAATCGTTTAAATGTTTGACCTGCACGATACTTTTCTTCTTTATTTGTGCGGTTTTTATCATGGTTTTTACCAAATATCATACCATCATAACCACGTGCCCATTCTATACCACGTAACCACATTTGTAAATCTTTTATGGTTCCAATAAAAACTTCAGCATCACGTGAATACAAAGGTAATGCTTCATCATCTTTTGGTTTTACTGCAACTACATCACCAAATTCATTATAAAAATGCTGTGCGTGACACATCATTAGACCAAGACGCTCACAATCTTCTTCAAGCCTACGTATTTCTTGGATTAAATTATATCCTGCCATGATTATCGTGTATTTTTAAATGGGATTAAATTACCGTTTTCATCATAGCGACCAATCATCACCCTACGATCATCTTTACTATAAGCAGGGCGATCTTTCCAATAATGTTTCTCAGCTAGAATTTTGCACTCAGGATCAATATTTAACTTACCTTCTTCATCACGAATAAATCTGCTAACAAAAGGTGGCAATGCATTTGATGTTGTATTTTCTTCCATAATATCCTCATAAAATTATAGGGGCATTACGCCCCATGGTGGTTAAAATTTGTATTTACTGCTCTAGAACATAGGGTTTGTTCCACTTACCGATATTTACCCGAATATAGTGCGAGCAATTGAAGTAATCAATTTGGGCATCGCTTTCATCGTAGTAATCAGGACCGTACATCGCTTGTGTTACTTCAGTAAGAAACTCTTTTGCAACACCGCTAAAGTGTTCTTGGAACCAATAAGGGTTTACGTCAAGGTAATCACGGTCAGCTTTTAGACTTTGCTTGCATGTTTCGTTAAAGTTACCTAGAAAGTCAATCTTACTAGACTTAATATTAAGAACTAACGTGCTGTGATAATGCACACCTAACGTGGCTTTTACACCGTATTTCTTAAGAACGGTTTTGATGGCAACTGCGAGGTTTTGCTTCTTTTCTTGGGAAACGTAAGCCATTTGGCATCTCCTAGTTGGTTATCAATCACTACAGAAATAATTATGCCACAATGTGGATATACTGTCAAGCAGTTTTTTACCACTCATCAGTTGTTGTAATTGGGATACGAATTGTTGCCATTCTACCTTTAAATTGTTGATGAAATTCTAAGTCTACTTCATACCCAATACCACTACCACCTGTTTTGATAATACTAAAATGGTTGACTTCAAACTCTTTTAGTGTATCCATCAATTTTTGTAAGTCAGTATAATTTAATGTTATCTTTTCTATCATTTCTTCGTTCATAAATTGTATAATTGTTTAAGTTTGTTAGATATGGTTTTTTCAGGATCTTTGTATCCTTCAGTCCACCAAGCATTAAGCATGCAATCATTTGCCACTGCCAATCCAATTTTTTCAATTGTATTTTCTAATGGTAGATCTGATCCTACGATATAATCATGAGGTAAAATCTTATGTTCAGTGGCTATTTTAAGTAAACGTCTATTCATCTCCACCCCAATCTTTAAAATCTGTGCACTCCTCAAACCCACGTTTGTATGCATCATACTCAGGTGTACCTTGTAGGGCAACTACACGTTCAGTGCTATATGTTGCACCAATGAAGTAATGTGGGTCAAATACACGACCATAGTATGCATCTGCGTTACCACGATCATAAGCACCACCATGGCGAGTATATTGTACAGTTAATTCAGTATACATTGTCATCTCCTTTAATCCATCCGACTACCAACAGTAAAAGTAACATCAGGGAACGCTTCACGCATCACATTAACAAATGCGTACGCACCTTCTTCCTTTGCAGAAATTGATTGCACAGGGGAATAACTTGGGTTCCACAATTTCAACCCACCTTCAAATGATGTGTCAGCACCATAATTTTTAAGAATTTTTGCTACTTTTTTTGTAGCAGGGCGAATACTTACCCATGCAAACCCACATGCATCCGCATCACCATGTGTGGCAAGATATTCCTTAGTAGCGGTGCGAGCAGCTTGGAAAGCACTGTTAATTACATCATGAATTTGAGTGTCGTTCATATATTCCTCACTAGTTATCTAACAGAAACAAGTATAGCAAAATTAGGATATGTTGTCAAGCAGTTTTTGGTTCTTTAACCTCAAAGACAAATGAGTTGTTTATTTGCTCACTGTTGTCATCAGGGCATTTAAATTTAACTGAGGTACCACTATATTTAATTTCTTTGGTTTCAAGAATTTTGATGAAGTTTATATCATGGCGACCATCACAAGCATAGCATTTAACAAATTTCATCTCAAGTTCCTTATCAATCACTACAGAACATAGTATAACAGAGTTCAAAAGACCTGTCAACCTGTAGGGTTATTCAACTCCGAAATGTTCTTTTACATATCTATCAACTTGGACTGTAATATCTTCGTTGCTGGAGGTGTCTAGGCAATTTCTGTAAAAATCTACAATACATTCCCTAACAATCAACTCGGCAAACTTTTCAATCTGCCCTTGTTGAGCATCGTAGTATGGCTGTAGACCAGATTGAGTTAATAGTTCTTTAATTCGTTCGTTCATTTGCTGCTCCTTTTGTTTACTGTAAGCACAGTATAGCACTAGTCCAAAGACCCGTCAACCTGTAGGGTTAAAACAAAACAGAGACACTGGAGGAATCTTAGATTGGGCAGAGTTCTTGTTCAGAATGTGTTGATACTTTTCAGGGTGAGCCTTCATGTCTTCCAACTTCTTGTAGAATCGCTCTTCAATCAACTCCATTTGATCTGGTTCATTGAAAAACTCTTTGATCTTCTTGAAAATGCTCATCGTCTGCTCCTTGTTGTTCACTATAACCATAGTATACTACCGTTCGAATACCCTGTCAACCTGTAGGGTTACTTAGCTGCGTTTTTAAGATACCAACCTGATTTAAGTTCTTTTGATAATGTACCCTTCTTGGTAAAATGCTGTTTTAAAAACTCCGAGAACGTATGATATTCATGAATTTTGTCAATAACTTCTTCAATAGTCTTGCCATGCACAATAGTATAGCGATCTTCGCCCATCTTAATTTCTGCTGTAATTATTTTACAACTCATAATTGTTCCTTAGTTATTTGGTAGTCAATACCATAGGGCATCGACCATCAATTGCGGCACTGTTACCTAGTGGGCAAACAGCCTTGGTGCGATCAGTGCCACACTTAGAACATACCCAACCAAGAGATTCTTCAACTCCGAAATGTTCTTTAATCTTATTGGAAACATAAATCATAGCCTCATTAAAGCCTTCATAATATTCTCCCTTGGCTTCACTCCATTGACTTTGTTCTGAAATTTCAGCACATTCCCGTACAATCAACTCGGCGAACTTTTCTGCAAAGTCTTTACTATATGGAATGGTCACGGGATACCCATCGGGACTTTGATGTGATGCCTGTTCAGCAAGTTCTCGAATTCGTTCGTTCATTCTTTAATTCCTTGAACCATTTCGTCCAATTCTTTTGCCAAGTCATTCATACGATACCAACCCTCCATTTTTGATTTAATATAGCGATTATCATAATAATCATTACTCTGACGTTCACGCTCGTCCAAATACTCTTCCAATACTTCAGTGAATTTTCTCATTCTTCAACTCCAAAATATTTTAATATAGCAGATTCGCCCGAAGCACTACCACCGTTATGTTGCCATTCCTCAAATGCTATGTTAGCACATTCTCTAACAATCAACTCGGCGAACTTTTCAATAAACTCATTCGGAATATTATAATCTCCAAAATGGAATTCTGAAATAATATCACCAGCCTGTTCAGCAAGTTCTCGAATTCGTTCGTTCATTTTTTTGTTCCAATTTATGCTTCTCAGCAGCTTGTGTAGCTAAAATATAACGTGCGCTATCACTAATTTCTATCTTTACTGCAGGTTCAACTTTACGTGGTTCAGGCTCACTTTTTCTACCTGATACTCGTTGTTGTAAATCATGTTGAACACGTTGAGTCATGGTCATACGCCATAACTCCATCATCACGTTACGTGCTCCACTTGAATCTGCTGAACCTACTGATTGAACTTTCATATGTACCTTACTTAACTAAGGTTGACAATTTTACAGCAGCACTAACTTTGCTAATTTTGGTATATGCTTCAGCAAGCGAGTCTACTTTGGCATCACCAAGTACATCACGCACCATAGCTTCATATTTAACACTAGCACGTTCGTGTTGGGGAACTACCGTGGCAACCGTAGCAGTACCGAAAAACGTCATGCTATCGAAATTGGCAGCAGTAATCAACGCAGTTTCAACCTTCTTTTCTGCTACTTTCAAGAGAGCAATTTCAGCACGAATCTTGGCAAGTTTGTTTACTAGGGCTTTACTCATTTCAATCTCCGTTAAGAATTAATCACCACAAAAACTATTGTACATCAGTTAGGATATTTTTGCAACAATTCTATTGTAAACGTCTTTTTTTGACATCATGTATGCATAATCAGGATCAGAGGGAGAAAAATTATTCCATTGATTGACCCGTACATTAGACATAATATTACGCACTAAAGCGTTAGGATAATCATAAGCAGAAATAAATCCACCTAAATTATAGTGAGCGATAAACCCACTGCAAAGATACAAGAAATTATATCCCGTTTTATTTAATTTTTTAATGTCTTTACATGCTGCTACAACATTGTTAACAATCAAGGATTTTTGGCGTTCTGTCAGGGGCGTTATTGCCATTTCTACTCTCCAAAAGATCAATCAATATATGTATTGTATATGAATTAGGATATGTTGTCAATCGCTAGAATCAACTTCCATATTCTTGTTGCATTTTTTACACACGTATAAAGTGTAGCATCGACCTAGGTTTTGCTTGCGCTCCCACTCATGACCACTGCAAGTTTCAGTAGGTAACGTATAACCATACCCGTTACAATGTGAGCAGTTTGAACGGAAGTGTGAATAACGATGACGATTTTCAGCAGTATTAGGATAATTGTGTAAAGGATATGCATTGAGTTTAAGATTCCAACCACCGTAACATTGGCATACAGGACATGGTTTGGTATAACCTGTATTAACCATTGGTTCAAGCTTTTCGAAATCTACGAATGCATCAGGGTGGGTGTGATCCATATATTGAACTAGTGGCATGTCAATCTCCTATATCTGACTATAGAGAAATTATAGTAAAAATTGGATATACTGTCAAGTTGTATTTTTACAACTACTTCATATATTCTTCAGGATCTTCTTGTTTAAATTTTGTCAGGTAATTAAAGTTTTTACGTTGCTGTACATCATCAGGTAACTGCAACAATTCTTTTACTTTTAGCCAATCTTCAGCAGATAATAGTGGGCTAATTTCTAAGGCAGTTAGCCATATCAAACGTTCAAGTCGAACTTGTTCGTAAGTACTGCTAAATCCCGCACGTTTAATTAATTCAACTAATTTATCAGCCATTTACAAAATCATATGTTTTTTCAAATACTTCACGGTCGCAAATATACAATTCACCGTTAATACCACGCATAAGATAGTCACCTGCTTTACCTTGTGCGTAATCACCTTCTAAACTATTTACCCTAAATTCTTCATTAACTTGTACCGCATGTACAACAATAGGTCGCTTCATACATGGTTTCATAGCATCAATAGTTTCATACGTATCAAACAATTTCATTACCAACATCCTTTACATTCATAAAAACCACGTGTAAGTGGCGAATAAGTTAATTCTTCAACCCAAAATCCTATGATAGCTCCAAGTAAGAGACATAATAGCGCACCTAGTATAACCCAAATAATATTACTCATAAAGTTATTTAGAAATATTCTGCTAAAAAAATAGAAAAGTTACAGGCAGATATGACAAGACTAAACCATCCTAGTTTGCTATTACCATCTTCAAAATCTTTTTTGGCGAAGTATAAACATGACAAGCTAATAACTAAATTAAACATATTATGTCCCGTACCTAGACTTTAATTCTTTCTTTACAGCATCAATTGCCTTGTCCCATCCTTCATCATCACCCATCCACTTAACCTTGCCTAGTTCATCTGTTAAGTCCTTTACAATGGCTTTAGTAAGGGCAATAGCATAAGCATCACCCATATAAGCACAGTCTATATCACGACTTGCTTTGGTCGCAATGTTGCGTAAATGACTATTCATTATCTAAACCATGGCTTTTTACATTCTGCCCAAAATTCTTTAGGATGAAATAGTGCCCATATTGGGATATAAAACAACCCAACCAACAGAGCTAAAAACAGACCTAGCGGTGTGAACTTGTTGTTTTTAATCAATAATTTCATGTTTGAAAACTTTCTTGAATTAGTATGTTCATTGTATTTTTACCTTTACCACCTAAAATTGTCAACCAAGAACCTGTTCCTTCACCCATCTCAAAGTGATCTTTTACTTTGGTCTCAACTTTTACAAAACCACCTTTCTCAGTCAAATACTTAGAACCCTTGTACATATACAAGTTCTCACTAGTATCTTTAATAATAAACTTATTAACTGTACCATAATTTGTAGATAAAACTTCATGTTTGATGACAGTACCTTCTACAATAATTTCATCACCAACATTACCTACCTTGGTAGATTTTTTTACTTCTTTTGGTTCTTCTTCGGGCAATCCTACTACACTTGCAGGACGCTCCCACAATAGTTTAGTTTTTTTGGGATCAGGTCCCCAACCATCACGTAGGTTACCCTTACCACCTAACTTGTAAAACGCACGTACACCAACACGATCAACGATTGCAACATGAACAAGAGGCATTTGACTACGTGTACCATAACTTGCCCATGATACTACTTGGTCAATAGAAAGTACACGGTCACCTTTTTTGAAGGGTACACCATAGGGTGTAACACCATCTTCTTGTTGAATGGCATCTTTGTTACGTTCCATCCAAAACCAACGTTGTCCTGTTGAGGTAAAAACACCCTGTGAATACTTAATACGAGAACGCACAAAAATCATCGTTTCTTCAGCTTCACGATTAACGTACATTTTTATTTCCTCTTGAAGTATTTACTATACAGGAATTATAGATTGAAACTTAGTTACTGTCAAGCAGCAACAAAGTCACTGCGTGTAAACTGTTTTAAGAATGGTAATTCCCACTCTTTACAGAATGACATATCGTCATCATCAAGAATGTTGAAGTTTACAACACACTCCTCAGCAAACTCATTGCTAAAGTTAAATTTGTTGGTAAAAAGTGTGAGGTCGTCTTTGAAAAAGAAAACGTCAGCAACAGTAAGGTTGTTAATAAGATAGGTTGCACCACCTTTTGACTTCCATTTGGGAAGTTCAGCGGAACCGTAGTTTTCGGAGTATTGAGTGTACACTGCAATTTTCATCGTATTCCCCTTGGTGTTGACTGACTATATGGGAAGTATAAGTGAATTAGGATATCTTGTCAAGCGTTTTTTTACGCTATATCGTAATATCCTCCATACCTGCAACACGTAAACGCACAATGTGCCCTAGCATAAAGTTCTTGCTCTCCAATGCTTTCATAACACCCAACCATTGGTTACGCATCAATGCAACTTCATTGACCAATGTTTCCATGTCAATAACATCTTGCTCAGCATCAGCATATCGTTCAGCATCACGTGATGTTAATTGGCGTGGATAATTTTCAAGATATTTTTTAAAGGCTAAGCTACGTGTTTTACGAAGTTGTCCATTCATATAATCTAGAACAGCCTCGATTTCTTGTAGTTGGTTGAAACGGTGCTCGGTGATGCCTGGGAGCATGGCGAGCAATCGTTCAACACGTTCACCTTTAATAATTCTTACTTCATGTTTGGCTTGGTTTAGTTCTTCTTGATAATGGTCAATAAATTCGGGTAGTGCGGATAAGTTTTGAGTTACTGTATTGAACCAACCCATGGCCTACTCATTATCGTACCAATCATCTTCATCTTCAGCGAAGTCCTCATCATCGTCATAATCTGCTTCATCATCTTGGTAAGCTTTCAATGCAGTAACCATTTCTTTCTCACCTGCGAATGTTTCACGTACCTCATCAGGGTGTACATCATGATCGATTAATACATTTAGTACATCTTCCGCAGCATCACGCATATCGGTTGTACTAATGTATCGTTTTAAAACTTCATACACTGCTGCAACTGTGTCAAGCATTTTGTTCTTCCTCTGCTAGTTCTGTAGTTACAATTTTTTCTCGTTGTGAAAATTCTTTCATGACTAAATCCATAATACCGTTTTCATTTTTTGACCATTCTTTACGGAAGTAACGATGTACTTCACCATGCAAGTCAGTATACATATAACGGTTACCTTCTCTAGTAACAAACCCTTTTTTCTCAATCAAATCAAAAAAACCACTGTAAGGATTCATGCCTTTTTCATACGGAATTTGTACTTCAACATCTTCAAATGGTTTGGCAAAACGTGTTTTCATTACTTTACAACCTGCACGTATGCCTAGCACATCTGATGTTTTGTTACCTTCTTCATCTTCCTTCAACTTTAGTTTTTTCATTGCTACTAGAATACTACTAGCAAATACAAAACCTTGTCCACCACTTACGTTAGGGTCAGGATTGTATGGATCCTGCGAAGCATACGTATGGTTAGTGGCAACTAATCCTACATTATAACTACCAAACATATTTACACAATTTGTAACTAATGCTTTTAGTGCTTTAGCTTTACGTCCCATATCACCTTTCATATCACCACTATCAAATTGGTTTACTTCAGTTGGACTCATAAGCATGCCTAAACTATCTATAACAAACAATACTTTGGGTCGCTCTGCAAGTGGTGTTTCTTTATAATCTTTCATAAATGTTGAAATAGTTTTTGCAACATCATCAATCATTGCCATATTTAGTTTTAGCAATTTATCATCGCTTGTATCAACACCTAACGCATGCAACCAACTTTCATCTAATGCGTTTTCGCTATCAATTAGTACAACAAATATACCTTGCTCTTGTGCATTTTTTACGATATTTCCACTGCAAATATATGATTTGCCACTACCACTTTCACCTGCAAATACAGTAACTTTACCAAGTGGTACACCTTTATTAAAATCACCACTGATAAGATAATTCAATGCATAGTTGCCTGTTGAAATCCAATCAGTGGGATCATGAAATCCTACGCTAATACCTTCTATACTTTTTGTAACTTCTTTTCTAAATTTTGATATATCAAAGGGTTTTCCCATAATCTCTACTTTGCCATTGTATTATTTGTAAATACTCGCAACAATTGTTTATCTAAAATTGTTGGAGCAGAATCAGCAAGACAATCAATTTCATAATCATTGGGGAAATGTTTTAGTGTTGCTCTAGCTCGATCACGTACTGCGCTAGGCACACGTGGGGTGCGGCCTGGGTCGCACAATTCCTCCAACAATCTTTTACCTTGCTTGAGTGCCCTGTATCTTTCATCAGGTAATGTCATATTATTCTCCTAAAGTGTAAAGTGGTGGAACTACCCACCACTTTATTCACTGCTATTTACGCTTGGGAAGTTTTCTTGCTACGAATCATAGCAAGAATGTTTGCAGTTGTATCGGAGGTTTGAGGGGTTGTAACCTTTACTTCAGAGGTTACAACAGGTTCCTCATCCTCATCTACTACAGGAGTCGAAAATTGTTGGCGTGGTGCAACAACATATGAATCGTCATCATGGTCAGCAGCACTATTTGATGCTTGTACACCACGTGGACGGAAATATGCTCCCCACTTGTCTGTATCATATTCTTCACCATTAACACTAGCGTCAAACATTTCTTTCATAACACGAAGTTCGATTTCGCTAGGTTTTTTAGGTAAGAAATCTTTTAAATTAAATAACCCATGCTTTTCAATGGCAGCTTGCTCAGTTTCGTTGAGTGCAGTTTCTTTACGTGCCCATCCACTTGTACTGTAATCAGCATATCCACCTTTGCTAGTTTTAACGATTCTAAAATCTAAACCACGCAAATAATCTGTAGGATTTTCTTCAATATCAGGATCCATCAAACTACTCTTAATTACACCAAAAATTTGTGGTGAAATGATAAAGCGACGAATTGCATTTTCAGGCAAACTATCTTCTTTCATCTTGCTATCACGCACAAAACCTTGAAAAATATAAGTACGCTTTTTCCAATACTTGTTGGCAATTTCTTTCAATGATGCGTCTTTATACCATGTACGTACTTCAGCAAGTATAGGACAATTGTCACCATACATCTCAACACAAGGTACTTTGACAAATACTTTGTTTGATGATTGACCCTTAATACCACTAAATTCTAACGTAATTAAATTACGCTCAACCCAAAAATAATCATTCAATCCATCAGCATCAGGTAAGAAACGAACTGTAGTGGTTGTATTTTCTTCCATGTTCCAAAATGGATAGATGGCATTATCGCCTACATACTGAGTGTTATTTTGGGGATTTGATTTGGCTTCTTGTGCAGCCAATTTTGCACGAATTGCAGCTAATGACATTTTTCATTCTCCTTAAAAAGTTAAAAGTGTAGCTAAAATTGAGACCTAAGTGTAGTTGTGAGAACAACGAACACAGATTAAATATACATCATTTTTTTCTGTGGTCAATGTATTTAGGATAACAAGGTGCGCAAAAAATATATATTCTTAACGTACTTCATTATGACCCATAAATTTACGTAATTCACGTGCTTGTTTAATTGCTCGCTTGGCATCTTTACGCTTTTGCGCAGGTGTACGTGTATCTTGTAAATCTTCAGGTGTTCCACCAATTGGGCTTAAACTGCTGCCGCCAAAATAATTTGGATTATCAGCTTCATGTAGTTCATGCCCAATACGTTTTTTCACTATGTCCATAATATATTGTACATCATCATCACTCAATTGTGGACTCATACATTTGCGCCAATATCCAAATTTTTGTTCTTCAGATAAATTAGGATCGCTTAGTACATTACGCATATCAGTGCCACGTGGGCCATTAATGTTTTTATATGGATCATTAGTTTGTTGCCTACTGAGCACATCTAATGTTTCAAAATTATAACTGCGCCCATTATACTCTTTTACATGTTGCATACTATCAGCACGATCATTGCCAAATATTGCGGTAATATGCTTATATCCTAATTCATTTAACTTTTTTAATGCGCTCATCATCGTTGGCATACTATCGTCTGCAGATACAAAACATTGTTTATGATTAGGAAATACTTTATGATAGATTGATAATTTCTCATTAGGTGTAAGTGGATCATCCTCACCCATTGTTCTACTGATAATAACATAAGGGTCAGCACCTTGTTCTTTAGCCGTAGTAAACACACTATTAGCTAGGTACATATGCCCACGATGACCCATACAACGACCAAAAGTAATTACCGCACGATCACTCTTACCATTACGACTGATTGATTCTTTTAAATATTTTGACTCATTCTTAAATTTATTTGCTCTAGTAAATGCACCACGTTTAACTAATTTAATAGGGTTGATACCTTCGTTTATATCATATACAAACCCTTCACCACCACGTTGTCCATCAGGTAATTCTGCCTGAATGCCTAACTTACGTAATGTGCTTTCTTCAAGTTGATCAACAATCAAATCTTTAATTTTCATAGTAGCACGTATCATCCTAAAAGTATCATTAGCCCCATCTAAATGCGTTTTTAAATGTTCAGCTAGTATGTTTTGTTCTTTAGCAGATAAACTATCACGTGCATAGGTAGTGAAATTATCTCCTAAATTATGTAATGCGCTTAGGTCATTTTCATTAATTTGACTATTAACGTATTCATACAATATCTTTTTTATAACCATTGGTGATACAAATTCATTAATACTATCACGCTTTTGTTTGACGAAGTTCCAATATTTTTCTAACAAAGTACGTTCTAATTTTGGTGAATCACTTGTATGTAAAGGTGGGATAACAACAACTTGCCCACCTGTAAAGCTATTGGCATAATCTCCTACAGGATATCGTCTACCACCTGTAGCAGGTAAGTCACGAAAATATGCGGTTGCTGCACATCCACTAACACTGTTGGCTATACGCTTACCTAAATCAGTACTGTTATTAATCTTATAAATTACCGTATTAGGATTACATTGAAAACTATTTTCAGTTAAGGTTGGTGAATTTTTATATAACAATCCTGCTTCTAAGAATCCACGAAAATCTTTTGGAGTGGCTGCTTCATATACTTCATACAATGCTGCCATATCACGTGCAAATTGCTCACGCTCAAAGGTGCGTTTAGGTTTGCGCCCAATATACTGTTGATATACTGCTTGTGGGCTGTCTATAATGTCACGACTATATTTGTCACCAAAGTGAAAACGACCATTGTCTGTTCTACCAAATAGTATTGCGGGGCTACCATCCCATTTCAC